CCCCCCGATATAGTAGCAGGGCCGGGGGGGCAAAGGGTCGCCTTCCAGAATACAGGGTGGGTGGCCCTGCCCTGACCACCGTGCAAAAGCAAACCACCGTTTGCCTCACTGCACGGCGCCCATATACCGCGCAACATCCGCGAGCGAAGGCACCCCTGCCCTACGTTCTATGGCTTGGTCGCACACTACTAGCGTTGCCGCCGTGACATCATTAGGGGTATGCCCTTGGTCTGCCAGCTTCCGGGCGTGGGCTATCTCATTATCGAACAGCCTGACCTGACCCGTCGCTTTCTGGACAGCCGCCAGATAAGCATGAGCGAGAGAGTGAGAGAGTAGTTCTACATCCCCCATACCCCCTTTACTTTCTTCTTGCACGACTTCCTGATCCACCACCATCTGCAACGGCCGTGCGCTCTGTACCTCTTCGTAAGTTGGCAATGGTTCATCACCATCCCACAGCACCTGATACCTGTTCGTATACCATCCACTCTCACCGCGCTGGTAATCCTTTGGCTTGAGCTGTCGCACATACTTCTTGGTCTTCAACACCTTCAGCGCTTCTAAGGGTGTCCTATGCTCTGCATACCCTGTCACCTGACATATTGTTTCAAGCGATGGCCAACACACACCAGCTCTGTTGGTAAAGCTACACAGCGCACCCAGCACACGCAGTTCGCGTTCCTTTAGCGTTCTATCACTAAACACACGCATCGGCATGACCGACCACGGCCTCTTATATTCAGAAAGGGATTTCATCATCTATATCCTCTAGCGGTTTCACACTAACTACCTCAGCACCAGCGAAGATGCCCTTGACCTTTGCCACGGCGTCATTGATCTTGGTCTTGGCGTCATCATCCTTAACCGACAGTATCTTGGCCACCTCATCAATCGAATACACAACCATATCCCGATTATCTCTGGCGACCTTGCCTGCCTCAAACTTATCACTGGTGATTGCTATGACCCGACCATCAGGCATCAGGCCTTCGATGTAATCGCCTGTCAGCTCTTTACAGCCTAACCCTATGGCCTCACGTTCTAGCACCTGATACGCCCTGCGCATGACCTCGGCCTCATGCAATGCGACCCTGCCATCATTCTTCGTCAGGGCATCCCACAGCTTCTGACGCTGTAAATGAAACTTGCGTCTGGTATTCTCACTGACCAGCTCTTGCAGTCTGTCCACACCCCACCGCTTTTCGATATCTGACACAACGCGGTCGTGCATATGCACCGCCTCATTAATCCGACTATCATTCTGTTCTGCCCTCGTAGGCAGTCTATCAATGCCCTTTATTCTGTTACTCATTACCCTCTCCCTGATGCGAAAAATACGATGTGATGTGAAATGTGATTTCCCTAAGGAAAATCACATCACACACATTTATCACACGGCGTGTGATTTCGTGATGTGATTGGTGTGATTGGTGTGATTTAGGCATCGTAACCCCTTGATAACCATACAAACCCATCTCCCATCAAAATCACACGCTTGTCAGACAACGCTCTTCGGGCATCCCTTCGGTTGCCGGGCGATAAATCGGGGCAATCACGCTTATGCGCATCGTGCCAATGCTCAATCCGCACCTTCTGACCCTTGTTGTCGATAATCATATTACGCAGTAACTGTAACGCATCTTGCTGACGTTTATTGAGGCTAACACTCTTCGGTTTGCCGCCCTTCGCCGTACTGCCCTCGCCACCCTGCTGACACAACACGACTGACGTATCACCTAACATAGCCACATTGACCATATCGAATTTCATCGGGTCAGCCGGATCTGCGTCTTTCTGCTTTTCCATAGTGACTGTGACGACATCCTCATCGCGCTGTACATTAATGACAGTATCAGCCGCACCAGCAAGAGCCGATGAGCCGCGCATAGCATTAATGCCAGCCGATGAAGACTTATTACTGTGATGGATAGCCACCAACGCACAACCACAATGCGCCTTAATCGCATCACACGCACCCACAAACAGCCCCATATCGGTCGCTGAGTTCTCTTCGCCGCCTAGCAATGCTCTGGCCACTGTGTCCACCACAACGCAACTGAAGCGTTTGCCAAGGCTATCTATGGTGCGGAGTAGCTTTTCAATCTGTTCGTTCTCTCTGAAATTAACAGCGGTGGGCAAGACCACCATATCACCCAAACCCTCAGCGCCTCTATAAAGCCGCCACGCCTTCACACGTTTGCCCAAGCCACCAACACCCTCACCAGCTATGTACAGAACGCCACCGCGCATTGTAGGGCGTTCCTGCCACAGCTTACCGTGAGCAATAGACATAGCCATATCAATCGCTAGGAATGATTTACCAGTACCCGGCGCACCGTATATCACGCTAAAGCCGTGCCGGGTAAGCACACCATCCACCAGCCAATCGATTGGCGGCATATTAATAAGATAGGTTTCATCGAACGTTTGGAAAACATCAGCTTGTGGCGCCTCTGGCGTATCCTCGACCGCTTCAACAGCCACGATAGGCTCTGATGTCTTAATTAACGCCTTTAATTTAGACACATCATTGCCTGAGTTCAGCCAGTCATACACATCCTGCTTGTCCGATAGCCCCGGCAGATCCACACGCCTTACCTCTTTGGCAACGCCTAGTAGGTTCTGGATTACCTTTCTGGCGTGTTTATCGCCAGCCGCATCCGCGTCAGGAATGATGACCACCTTCCTGTCTTTGAAATACTGGTTCAGCTCTGGCTTCCAATTCCCTGCGCCGCCGTGATTTGATGACGCTATGACGTTATAACGTCTTAACGCCTCGACACACTTTTCACCCTCGACTATGACGATGACCTTGTCTGGGTTTAGCATCATCTCCGGCAGGCGGTACGGCAATGCCTCAACACCATCCATATTGTACACCCAGCCATCGCCATCAGGGCGCCGCTGTCGGAATGTCTTCGGCTCATACCGTTCCACCTGATACGCCAGAACGCCATCAGCATCGTAGTAATCATAGCGCTTTGACAACCAACGAGCTGGCGCCAGTGTCTTCTGCGTCTGCTTTGGTATCCCGAATTTCCGCTCTAAGATATCAGGCAAGCTGGCAAGTTGGGCGCCTTCGTGCATCTTTACCAGATCCACTACGCCCCCACCTTCGCCAGCCTCATGATCGTAAAAGGTACCTTTCTTTAGATCGACAGATTTACTGCCGTGTGTCCCCCACCTAAGTTCTGTGCCGCGTACACTGGTAGGCTCACCCCAGTAGTGTCGCGCAATCGTGTCTATATAAGCCGCTATGTTTGTCATTATTATGCCTCACTCCCGATCTCCCGAAACGACAGGGGCGCGGCCGGGAGAGTGCCACGCCCCTGTCTACTACGACCTAGAACAAGTCGTCATCGCTTACAGCCGGAGCTGGTTCAGCGGCGACAGGCTCAGGCGCAGATGCTGTTTTGTTAAACATTTCCGGCTTGTCTGTCCACCCACTGATAGACCATTGCGGCACCTTAAAGCGCAACTCACCCTGCGGAGTATTGATCTTCACGGTTTCTGTGCCGGAAATTTCCACCACTGGGATCTTGCCGGGGTTGTTGCCTTTCTCAGCTTCATACTGATTATGCAACGTGTCCATCGCCCGGATCACAGTCTTTGCGCTATGCGAGAACTCACGCAATCCCAGATCCTTTGATCCAATGCGTACCCGAAAGGCGTTTTTGAAATCGCCCTCTGGCTTCGGCGGCATAGCTTCGCCCAGCTTCACCATACGAAAGTCTGGTGCGCCGGAAGCAAATGATAGCCACCCAACTTCCATTCCAGCCATATCCATAGCGAATTTCGTGGGCAGGGGCATCTCCCTTTCCTCTTTCTGCCATTCGCCACTGGCTGACTGAACACGATCTTGAACGATCATGTCCCCAGCTTTTGCGTCCCATTTAACGATTGGAACGATGTCGCCACCACTGGTGGTTTCTGTTTGTAATCCTAACGCCATAACTATAACTCCTACTGTAACGCTAGTTTCAATAAAGGCTCAATGTCTTGAACCCACTCACCGGGTAGTAAGCAAACAAGTCAGCCGCTTCATTGCGGTCACGCCGTTTACTCATCCCGATCTGTTTGTCAGCTTCAAAATCTATGAAGCCAACCATATCTGTCCACTGCACCACCAGCCAACACTTTAGCCCTGTCGCCTTGGTTATGTTGGCGGCGGCTATCACCTTGTGCAGATTGACCAAGGCGGTATCGTATTCGGTGCTTGCTACTGTACGACACTTAAATTCAAAGAAACACTTGGCATCCTTACCCTTAAACGCGAGACAATCGAGGCTATACTTGATGGGCAACGCCACCATATTGTAGCCATACGCGTCGCCCAAAGCTGTCCTCAGTTTATCTTCTGCCGTTTTGTTTTCTTCGGTTTCATAAAGCATTACATCAGCTCCCGGCAGATCATGCAAAACGTGTCAAAATCAACCTCACACGCATAGCGCCAATCGTAGGGATTGCCGCCCCCGGCGTATACGTTAAACTCTGGCATATCTATGACCGCCTGTAACGGTATCCGGCAACGTACTGGCTGGCGGTTGTAGCGATACAACAGCGCTGGGTAGTTGCCTGCCAACTGCGCCGCAGTGATGGCCTGATCCCACCATTCGGGTCGTGCCTGAACGCCTTCCTTGTAATGCTTCAGCTCTAGCGTAAAGGGAAACGAACCGCTGACCGGGCGCAGATCACCCAGCCCAGCCTGCCTAGTCTGATCTAGTATTCTTTCAAACTTAATGCCCAAGGCTTCGTATAGATCTGCCGCCACCTTTAATTCGTTGCGACTGCCTTTGGCTCTGGAATTAACCATATGTATCTCCCGATTGGTCTGAAAATAATTATATAGAAATACATAGGGTTGCAAGCACCCCATCATTTTTTTTCGTTTTTTGGCTATATTTTACTTGAACATTATGTATTTTGGCTGTATTTAAGTAAGTGAAAGGGAGATTTGATATGACAAATATAAAGCTGATAGACAAACTGGGAAGTTTTGCAACGGATAGATATTTTGAGGATGAAGCGGCGTACGATGTTTCAGCATTTATTGACAACTTATACGAAACTAACGCAGAAGACCCAAACAACGATGGAGAAGACTTTACTTCTGACTATCATTGTAAGGGTGTAGTAGACTACGTTTTGGACGTTGGGCGTTGCAGTGAAGAGTTTATTAAAGAACTTGAAGCTATTATCGATGAACATCAGGCGGTAGCATAATGACCACCTACATCGCTTATTTTCGTCAATCAACTCAACGCCAAGGTCTATCCGGCCTTGGCTTAGATGCCCAGCGTGTAGCTGTCGCGCCCTTCGCTGACAACATCATTGCGGAATACGTTGAGACTGAGAGCGGTAAAAAGAATGACCGCCCATTACTTGCTGAGGCATTAGC